TGCTTGCGAAGGTCACGGGTTTTCCCCGGCCAGATGTTATTACGGTCATCGTAATTCTGGCGGCATTGCTGGAAATAAGGCTCTAGGTCCGCCAGCGTGTCGTCGTATGCTTTCTGAAGAACCATTACGTTCGGTTCCTTCGCGGCAAATGTAAGAGACTTCTCCTCGCTCGTGTTACTCATTAGGGATGTAGTTGAATTGGCTAAACTTGGTTACGAAAGACAGAACCGCCTCGTGCGTGAATGTCGGGTGAACCCCAATCTTTTCGCAAATGGCGGAGGGCTGGATGTTATCAGCGTAGCCAGTCACTTCCTTGTAAAGCACCTCAAAGCCGAGCAAACGGTCAGTCTGCTGCGATAGCCACTCTGGGTCACAGGTTGTATCCTGTAAGCGCGGCATGGCGGTAAGTTGTGCCTTTGTTGTCCGTGATGGCATGAACTGGAAACTTCTTATCCTTTAGCTTACCACGAAGTTTCCGAGGGATAAGCACAGGACGCTTACCATCAACGCCTTGAATCTTCGCGTAAACCCAGCGGTCATTAGGGGCAACGTGAACGAACGTCGCATAAAGGACATCTGGCGAAAGCTCAGGGATGTCCATAGCTAGGCGAATCTTAGCCACGGCATCCTCGGTAAACCAAGTGTTCTTACCGCGACCGGTCCAGTCGTCCTCAGTCAGCTTGCTTGCTTTAACTTCAAGCAGCTCGTTTACATTAACGCCGAGTTCCTCGGCCAAGTCAGTAATCTTAACTTTCATTAGTAACCACCCTTTCGATTGTTAACAGACACCAGAGAGTCTTCGTCTATGTAGTCCAAGCGATGCACCGCCGCGTAACGTAATACGTCAATCGGGTCTTTCAGCGGATGCTCGCGGCTACTGCCGTCGTATTCCTGAAGCGCGAGGATAATGTTCTCGCACCTATCCGAAATGTAAAAGTGAGGCCGGTTGTTCCCGTCAATCGGCTTGTTCATGTTATACGAGAGCTTGTCCTGAATCGCTTGGATACCCGGCTCCTCCTCAATACCCGGCGCAGGAATGACTAATAGCTCCTCACGGTTAAGGTCAGAGATGTAATCGCTTTGACCGCCTTGGCCGCTAGAATACTTCGCGGCACCCATACGAGGGTCAATCAGTCGCTCAAAGATTTCCTCGTCTTCCTCAAGCGTCTTAATAAGCTCAACGTAATCCTTTACGCCGTAACCGAGCTTCTGCTTACAAGCCTCGCCGGGAACCCACTTCCCGCCGCGCTCCATGGCCCAATCGCCATGACTAGCATCAGGCCACTCCCGATACACATACCAAGTGTCAGAGGGGTCCACGGCAATCCAGCACATGAACCACGGCTTGCTACCAGCCGGGTCAATGACCATATACTTAGTCGCCTTAGCAATCCGCTTCAGCAGCTCCTCGTGCTTAATGACATTTATGTGCGATTGGAACTTAGGGAACTTCGTGGATACGTTCCGAGTCGGCACGCCGTAAAGCGCAGTCAAAGAGTAATTATCGTCAGCCCTTGCTAGGCATTGCTCAAGTAACGCCTCGTATCCTGACCACGGGTTGTCCTTAGAGTGAAAGTAACAAATGCCCGTATTCATACTCTCGTTCTCTTGGTAATACGGAACCCGCTGAGATGAGGTAAGTCCCTCATTAACGTTTAATGATTCAATGGTTACGGCTTTCTGCCTGAAGTATTTAACCGTCTCAGTCTCGCCGTCCTTTGGCGTAAACGAGATAAGGAGCTTTGCCTTGAACGTAGCTAGACGGATATACAAGCGGTCAATCAAGTCCATACCTAAGAGATACTCGTCTAGCCATGCGCCTACGTTATGCGACTTAGGCTCGCGGCACCCTAACTCCATACCTTCAAGGATGGTGTCGTCCTGAATCCACTGCGTGTAAAACTTAAAGATAATCTTAGAGCCGTTAGGTAAGACTAGAGCGTTATCGGTAAAGCCGTTCTTGAACGAGTAGTTAATGTTACCCACGGATGACAGCATCCTAGTCTTATACTCCGCAGGCAGCCAGTTATAAACCGCTGACTGCTGCACGATTACGCTAATCTCCTTATTCTGGCTAAAGCAGTAAATCAAACTACCTGCGTTCTCAATGGCCGAGCGGACTACCAGCCTAGCGCAATACTGCGTCTTACCTGAACGGTTAGCCCCGAACAGCAGCAAGGTCTTGAACTTAGCAATGGCCCTGTCCGCGTAATCCCAATGCGGGAGACTAAAGCCATACCGATACGGGTCTTTCTCGGCGTTCTCAATCGCCTGATGGTAAGCCTCGTAAAGCTGTATCAGCTTCTCTGGCTGCATCTTAGCCATCTCAGCCGCAGTCGGCGGCTTCAAGATAGGATGCTCTCGCCAGTTAAGAGCCATCAGTTATTAGACCAGAGCTTCGTGCTCGTAAGCTCCTCGGCCATATACTCGTCTTTAGTCCCATCAGGCCAGCGCACAACGTAAGCGAACCTGTCCGCATAAGCAGTAACCCCTATAACCATACCCGCTTGCTCCCCGCAAAGGAGCCATACTTTTTGCATAATCTTGAACTTGGGGGCTGCCTGATTCGCGGCCATAGCAAATAAGTCATTAAGACTCATACCCTCCGGTAGCTCGCCGTCGTCGTCAGGAAAGTTCTGTTTCATTCGGTTCATTACCATCGGTTACCTCATTAGCCGTTACGTTAAGTTCCCCTTGCTGAATCTGGTTCCTAGCTTCCTCAATCAGCTTCCTAGCGTCCTCAATGCTTAGTTTCTTACTCGTGTGCTCAACTCTTACGGTATTCCCCTCAAGCGCAGCAAAGCCTTTATCCTGAGCAATCGCATAAGGCAGCACTAAGTCCTTGAGGTTCACTTTCATAAGCTGGTCTTCATCCTCAGCCAGCATTTGCATTTTCTTCTTAGCCAGTTGCCTAAGCCCCTCGGCCATCTCGAACCCGTCGTAAGCTAACTGCTTCCTGCGCTTCTCTAGCGTATCCGGGTGCCTAGCCTTAAGGCCCACTAACGCCGTATACCCTATCCCAGTCGCGGCCTCTACATCATCATAAGTCTTCCCCTCAGCTAGTAACTCTAACGCTAGTGCCGCCTCTACCGGCTTACGGTTCTCTACTAAGTTAGCGTTACCCCCAGAACTAACTACAGAAGTAGCCGCAATAGGAGAGATATAACCAGAGTCATCCACCCCCTTAGCTTACCCCTAGTGTCAAGCCCCCTGTTAAGCCCCCCTTTAGGAAAATTTTACACCCCCTATGGAACCAATCATAATCGCGCCCCCGCCCAGGTCCGCGCACGCCCTCCCCCGCCAGGTGATACTGAGACCCGGTCTCAAGTGGGATCTCGCTGTAGTATAGAAGCGCGCCGCGCACAAACGCAAGAGGGTTGCAGCGCAATCTACTTGCAACACTTAACGAGAATCAGTCTCAGGAGTTAATGAGAATCAGTCTCAAGTAGACTGGTCGATGGTGGGCTGATCTGTTTGCAAGGGTAGGGTAGAGGGTAGGGCAATGAATCCCTCTGCGCGTTGCGCTGCGTATGGTGCCTATAGTCCTCTATTGCCCTCTTGTCTTCCGCTCTTCCCTTGAAGGTGATTTGTGGGCCGCGCATTGCGTTTTTGCGTATCAGGTAAAAAAATACACTATTTTATTCCGTTGCGCATCAACGGTTTACGAGCTGTTTGAAAGATTGTTTAAGAAATGCGCTTGCAATTGATTAATGGATCCCCTTTAGTGGTGAGCGTTGAAGGCCGAGTGCCTGAGACGAGTCAGTTGATCTTTGAAAGTTGCGGCTAAGTCTGCAAAAATGGAACGTGCAATGTCGTGAGGGATTCCTCGCGGCTCAACGAAGTGAGAAACAAATTAGGCCAAAACCCGCCGCCCGATGAGACAATCCCAAGGGCGCGTAAGCAAGGTAACGTTGTATTAGCCTACCTTGTGCGGCGAGCGAAAAAGAGTTCATTTCGGCATGCACGTTGACGCTGTAGTGAGAGTGCAGCAAACCCATAGGCGTGCAGCTACGCCTATTTCACACTTGCAAGCAAAACGCCTTTTCGTGGCGCAAGTGATCAACATGACAAAACGTCATGGCCAAGTTTTGCAAAATAGAAAGACAAAAACAATGGAAACGCAAATCACGCTCCTTACTAAGGAGCAAATCAATAACCGAGTCCGCAACGGCGGCAACTCGTTCAGCAAGGAAGAAATGCTCGCACATCGCGACGAGATCAAGTTGGCGCGGAAAGAGAAAAAAGAGTGGCTTGGTTCGTTGAACGAAGAAGAGCAACTCGACATGATTCGAGCCGCGATTCGCAACGGATTTCAGTTGCAAGACACTAAGCGGCTGAACCTGAAGAAATCGGAAAAATTCACACCTGTTTTTATCCGTAAGGATGAAGCCACGGCGTTGGATAATGAGGAAAAGAAACTCCTCGCCAAGCTTGAGAAGATCACCGCCCGCAAGGCGGAGTTGAACGCCGTTGCCGCCTAACC